GGCGACCGCCGGCGTCTGGCTGTACGTTCGCTACGGCGATCGCAACGACGAGGTGGACGCGCGCTTCATCAGCCTGCGCGGCGACATGGACGCGCGCTTCATCGGCATGCGCAACGACATGGACGCGCGCCTTGACAAGGACGCGGCAGACCTTTCAGAGATCAAAGCCAGCCTGCGCCACTCACCGACGCACAGCGATCTGACGCGAATTCACACGCGCATCGACGATGTGGCCGGGGCGATCCGGCGGATCGAGGGCGAGTTCGCATCGAGCGGGAAGACGATCGACCTGATTCACTCTTACCTGTTGAACGAAGGAAAGCGGCCATGAGTTTCGCGAGTTACCTGCGCAAGGATGCGCGCCTGGTGTGCCTGCGCGTGCTGGCCGAGATGCCGGGATATCGGGCAAACAGCTCGGTGCTGACCAGCATGCTCGACCAGTTCGGCCACGCGGTAACGCGCGACCAGGTGAAAACCGAGTTGCGCTGGCTGCAGGAGCAGGGTCTGGTGACGATCGACGAGGCGGGCTCGGTGCTGGTGGCGACGCTGAGCGAGCGCGGCCAGGACGTCGCCGAGGGCCGCGCCTTCAGCGACGGCATTGCCCGGCCGAGGGCTTGAGATGGGGCGTAAATCGACCATCGACAAGCTGCCGCCGAAGGTGCGCGGGCATATCGAGAAGCGCCTGCGCGAGAACCGGCTGACGCTCGACGAACTGTTCGCCGACGTGCGCGAGGCCTTTCCCGATCTGAGCACGGCGCCGTCGCGTTCGGCGCTCGGGCGCTACCGCATGGGCTTCGAGGAGGTGATGTCGACGCAACGGGCGATGGCGACGGCGGCTTCGGCGCTGGTTGCCGAGCTGGGCGAGGATTTCGACGACAAGAGCGGCGCGCTGCTGGCGCAGGCGGTGACGACGCTGGCGACGCGCGCGGCTTTCGACCAGCTGGGCAACGAATCGGCGGAGATCGGCGACGTGCTCGATCTGGCGAAGGCGGCCAAGGCGGCGCAGGAATCGCGCAGCCTGAACCTGCGCGAACGCCAGACGGTGGCGAGGCTGGCGCGCGAGAAGCTACTGGAAGAGCAGAAGGCCAGGCTCGACGCGCTGGGCGCCAAGGGCGGCGTCAGCGACGAAACCCGGCGGGCGATCCGCGAGGCGCTGGGGATCATGTGATGGCGGCGCTCAAGGGCCGCGCCAAGGTCATCCCGGACAACCGGGAGGCGATCTTCCTGCCGTTCCAGTCGCGCTGGATTCAGGATACCTCGCGCCTCAAGCTGATGGAGAAGTCGCGGCAGATCGGCATCAGCTGGGCGACGGCCTACGGCGCCGCCGAGCGCGTGGCGGCGCAGGGCGCGCGCCACGACGAGTGGGTTTCGAGCCGCGACGACATCCAGGCGCGGCTGTTCATCGAGGACTGCAAGCTGTGGGCCGGGCTCATGAACATGGCGGCGCAGGATCTCGGCGAGGTAGTGATCGACCCGAAGGACAAGCTGACCGCCTACGTGCTGCAGTTCGCCAGCGGCCGGCGCATCCACAGCATGTCGAGTAACCCGGATGCGCAGGCGGGCAAGCGCGGCAGCCGTATCCTCGACGAATTCGCGCTGCACCGCGATCAACGCAAGATGTGGGCGATTGCCTATCCCGGCATCACCTGGGGCGGATGCATGGAGATCGTCAGCACGCACCGCGGCTCGAATTCGTTCTTCAACGGGCTGATCCGCGAGGCGCGCGAGAAGGGCAACCCGAAGAAGCTGAGCTTGCACCGCGTCACCTTGCAGGACGCCCTCGACCAGGGCTTTCTCTACAAGCTGCAGCAGGCGCTGCCGGCCGATGCCGAGCAGCAGGACATGGACGAGGCGGCTTATTTCGATTTCATCAAGCACGGCGCCGCTGATGACGAGTCGTTCGACCAGGAATACATGTGCATCCCGGCCGACGATGACAGCAAGTTCATCGAGTACGAGCTGATCACCGGCTGCGAGTACGTCGCCGGCCTGCCCTGGGAACGCGAGGTGACCGACACCTTCGCCGGGCGCCTGTTCTGCGGCGTCGATATCGGGCGCAAGAAGGATTTGACGGTGCTCTGGGTGGTCGAGCAACTCGGCGACGTGCTCTATACGCGCAAGGTGATCGCGCTGGAGCGCATGCGCAAGAGCGCGCAGGAAGACATCATTTACCCGTGGTTCGCGATCTGCGACCGCATCTGTATCGACTCCACCGGCCTCGGCATCGGCTGGGCCGACGACGCGCAGGACAAGTTCGGCGAGCATCGCGTCGAGCCGGTGAATTTCTCCGGGCAGGTCAAGGAGGCGCTGGCCTACCCGCTGAAAGGCCGGATGGAGGACCGCGCGCTGCGCATTCCAGACGACCAGACGATCCGCGCCGACCTGCGCAAGGTGCAGAAGGTGACGACGGCGGCCGGGAATATCCGCTTCGTCGCCGAGAGCACGCCGGATGGCCACGCTGACCGTTTCTGGGCGCTGGCGCTGGCGACCCACGCGGCGAGCGACCCGGCGGCGCCGATTGAATACATGAGCGACGGGCCGCGCGCCATCGTGAGCGAAAGCGAGGGTTTCCTGAATGGCTGAAGCGAAGAAGCCGGCGGTCAAGCCGGAACTCGGCACCGAGATCGCCAACCGGCGCCACGATCCGTTCGAAACGGATTACATGGGCGTGCTGCGCACGAACGACCCGCTGTTGCTGGAGAAGGGCCAGAACGTCGAGATCTACCGCGACCTGAAGCGCGACGGCAAGGTGGCGGCGATGCTCGACAAGCGCATCGGCGCCCTGGTCGGGCGGCCGTATACGGTGACGCCGATCGCCGAGACCGGCGCCGCCGATGCCGAGACGCTGACCGGCGTCCTCAAGGCGATCAATTTCGACCAGATCTGTCGCGACCTGCTCGATGCGCTGATGATGGGCTTTGCGGTGAGCGAGATCGTGTGGACGGTGCGCGACGGCCTGATCGTGCCGGCGCGGGTGATCAAGCGCCGGCAGCGGCGTTTCGTCTACGTGAATCCGGATGGCGAGGGCGGGCCGGAGCTGCGCATGCTGACCAAGGAGAACATGCTGACCGGCGTGCCTTTGCCGGCGCGCAAGTTCATTGTCCACCGCTGTAACCCGGAAGACGACAACCCCTACGGCACCGGCCTCGGGCTGCAGTTGTACTGGCCGGTCTTCTTCAAGCGCAAGAGCATCATCGCCTGGAACAAACTGAATGACCGCTTCGGTTCGCCGACGCCGTGGGGACGCTACCCGAAGGGCGCCGGGCCGAAGGAGAAGGGCACGCTGTTCGACGCGCTGCGGGCGATCAGCAACGACGGCGTGATCATGACGCCGGAAGGCATGCAACTGGAGCTGCTGGAGAGCAAGCTGACCGGCAGCGTGACGACGCAGCAATCGCTGTGCGAGTACATGGACGACTGGATCGCCGAGGTGACGATCGGCCAGGAGCCGCGCGCCCACGGCGGCGGGGCGATGGCGGCGGCGAGCAAGGAACGCGAGGCGACGCGCCTCGACCTGGTGCAGGCGGATTCCGATCTGTTGTCGGATACGCTGAATTCGACGCTGATCCAGTGGCTGTGCGAGTTCAACGGCCTGGCGCCGTGCCTGGTGGCGCGCGACATCAGCGCCGAGGAGGACATGAAGGCCGAGAGCGAGGCCGACAAGAACGTCGCCGAGATGGGCTTCGAGCTTTCCGAGGAGGCGGTGCGGGCGAAGTACGGCGAGGGCTGGCGCAAGAAGGCGGCGCCGGAGCTGCCGCCGGCCCTTGCCGGTGTTGCCGCGACTGCCAAAACAGCCGATCCCGCGGTCGACGGCGAAAACCCCCGGAAAACCGGCGAGCAGGCGGCGGCAAGCTTTGCCGAGGCGGCGCGGGCGGCCAGCCGCGATGCCATCGACACGCTTGTGGATTCCGAACTGGCGGACTGGGAGCCCCTGCTCGATCCGCTGCTGGCGCCCCTGCAGGCGGCCCTCGACGAGGCGGCGCGCAAGGGAGAATCGGCGGCGGAGCTGATTGCCCGCCTGCCGGAACTGCTCGCGCTGATGGACCCGGACGCGCTGGCCGAGCGCCTGACGCATGCCGCGGCGATCGCCCGCCTCGCCGGCAATGCCGGGATCGGCCTGGAGGATGCCGCCAGCGCGGCGCCCGCATTGACGGCGGCTTTCGCCGAGGCGTCGCCGCCGCGCCCGCAAGAGGTGCACATCCACCTGCCGGCCGGCATGGTCAATGTGCAGAACGACGTGCATGTGCCCGAGCAGGGAACGCCGACGATGATCGTCCATAACGCCTTCACGGTGCCCGAGCAGCCGCCGGCCGTGGTCAATGTCACCACCCCGGAAGCGCCGGCGCCGGTCATCCACAACACGGTCAACGTCCCGGAAACCGTGGTCAACGTCACCACCCCGCCGCGCCGGACGGAAACCACCGTCGAGCGTGACGGTTACGGCAACATCACCCGCGCCACCCAGGTCGATGTCGATCTGGACAACCCGACCCCGTAAAGGAGCCTCTCATGGCCAAAACCTACACCGCCTACGCTACCGGCATCGCCTTCGCCTCGAATAAGTCGCTGCTCGGCATCTTCAACGCCCACGCCACGCGCAAGGTCAAGCTGTACCGCGCCTGGGTGCTCAATAACCAGACCTCGGCCGTCACCGGCGTGCTGACCTCGATGCTGCTGCGCAAGATCAGCGCCCTGTCGGCCGGGACCGCCGTGACGCCGGTTGCGCACGACACCGGCAATACCGGCGTCGACCTGACCAGCGTGACCTGCGTCACCGGCGGCACCTTCACCAATACCGGCGACAACGCCTTCCGCCAGATCATGTGGTCAGGCGACGAGCCGGCAGTTTCGTCGGCAACATCCGACGAGCTGCAGTGCATCGTGCCGCTGATGTGCATCTGGGATTCGACCGGCGATTCCAACATCGAGCCCTTTGTCTGCAACACCAGCGAGGGCATCCATATCCTGCAGCCGGGCGCCAACGCGGTCGGCATCCTCGACGTGGCCTTCGAGTTCACGGTGTCCTGATGAAGGACGCCCGCCAATTCCTCGACGACGTGCGCGCCAAGCTGCCCGGCAACGCCAAGGCCGTCGTGCTCTGGCTGGAACCGGGTAGCCCGGTGCTGCATGCCGCCCAGGCCAACGTCAGCGTCGCCGACATCGGGCGCATGGTCGATGCCCTGAAGCACGCCGCACTGCCGCCGATCGGCTGAGATGAAGCGCCAATACCGCCTCTCCACCGAAGCCAACTGGCAGAGCATGTTCGGCCAGGCGCTGCTGGCGCTGGTCAATACCTCGGGGTCGGGTCGCAAGCTGACCCTGCGCTCGCTGGAGCTGTCGGTACAGTCGGTGGCCGGCGCGACGGTGCCGACGGCCAATGCCACGCTGTGGCAGTGCGCCTCGGCCAGCGGGGAGTCCATGAACGCTCGGGCATCGCGCCACGACAGCAGCGTCGCCCTGCCGGCGACCGTGGTCGTGCGCCGTGGTGGTGGCGGAAACGCCTACACGGCGCGCCTGCGCAGCGTGGTCGCCCTGCGCTCGGGCGCTGCTGCCGGGAAGCAGAACACCCTCAACAACCAGCGTTCGTGGGGCCGTCTGGGCGGCAAGAATGCACGCGGCGGGCTGATCCGCGCGCCGATGGGCGCTTCGGTCGGCGTCGTTGAGCCGATCACCGTGCCGCAGAACACGGCCGTCGTGCTGATGGCCGACACCGTGAAAGCCTCGATGCCGGTGCGCGTGCATGCCCAGATCGCCATCGACGGCAAGACGGTCACCTGGGAATACGTCACCGCGACGCGCCCCGGCCTGTCGCTGTTCTCGCTGGAAAACACCGGCGCCAGCGTCGTCAAGCTGCTGGCGCTCGGCATCCAGGAGGTCGGCACCACCGACACGCCTTACCTCCGCCTGGTGCC